CTAAATAAACTACACCACCGTCAGCTAAGAATAGATCACCAAACTCTAGTGAAGATGTACCTAATGTAGCACCATCTGATGTTCCGGGTACAAATGCTGTAGTAGCTGTAATCGTTGTACCTTTAACTGTAGTTGCACTAGATGCACCAATAGTTGCACCGTCAACTGTACCACCGTTTATGTCTGCAGTGTCAGCTACAAGAGCATCTGTCGTTACTGTTCCGTCAAAGTAAGCGTCTTTAAACTCTAAAGAAGAAGTACCTAAATCTATATCGTTATCTGTTACAGGAACAATAGAGCCATTATTAAAGGTAACTTGGCCTGTTCCACCATTAGCAAAAGTAATAACATCTGACCCACTAAAGGTAATGCTAGTATCTGTATCTCCATCACCAGATATACTGTCTAACTGTATGTTACCTGCGTTAGTAAAGTTTGAGTCACTTAAATCAAATGTACCTGTAACGTCTAAGTTACCACCAACAGACAAGTTACCTGATATATCTACAAGGCCATTAATGTCTACAGTTGTTGCAGCTATCTGTATTTCTGTATCAGCTACGAGATCTAGTTGACCATCAGCAGATGAGTTAATGTATATAGCTGTATCACGGAACTGTATCTTCTCAGTAGAAGCAATAAGTATATCGTCAGAAAACTCAAAGTAGTCTTCATCTTCCATCCATTTAAAAACACCGTCATTAGTCTCACCATCAAAGGTAATCGTAATATCTGTATCTGCAGTACCTGCACCAAAGGTAAGTGTGTTACCTAATAGCTTCGTTATTGGTCCACCTTCTGCAGCAGTGCCATCATGCGTGTGTCCTGAACTGGCAGCAAATGCCGCTAATAACTGATTGAACTCGTCATTAGTGTGTGCGGCTGTTATAACATCTCCGTCAGTGTACGTAGACTGTCTTGTGTATGTGTCACCCATTTATCGTCTTGCTCCTAATTGATATTCTAGCTGAAACCCTTTTAATGAATAGGGTGCAGTCTGCCCACCGTCATGTACTTTTAATGCAACAGCAAACCCTGAACCTTCTACTGGTTGTCTAACTAAAGGTTGTGAAGCACCTGCATAAATAGGTACACCATATGTAGATGTACCATAAATTGCAACAACTTCAGTTGAATCTAAAGCATATGCTGCAGGTCTAGCTGAGTCAGGGTCTTCATAGTCGTATCGTAATAGTAAATCTGCATCTATTGCTGCTTCAGGTTTATAGTTAAGTATAACCCTCTGCATATGTTTTCGTATTCCGGGGTCATTAAATGTTAAGTCAGGACTTCTGTATCTTCCAAATATAACTTCCCCATCAAAAGTATTACCTGATTCTTGCCTATATATGTAACCATTTGAGTATGCACCGTGTAAAACTAATACGTTACCTTCATCTACAAGGCTGTCAGTACAAGCAGGTCGTATACCTTTTATCTCTGAAAACTCAAACTGTTGTCCTTTTAAAACACAGATAACACCTTTAGTTTGGTTTTCAGCTACAGTGCTTTTAGTAAAGAATATTCTGTACTGCGTTTTGTCAGGTATAACAACTGAGTCAAACTCTGATGCACTAGATAGATTATCGTTAAATATAGACTGTACATTAGAACTAATTGTACCTAACTCAACGTCACCAATTCTTGCAGTACCAGCAATAGTTCGTAATCCATCTGGCCCTAAGAATATTAAGTCACCAGCAAATTCCTGTATTGTATCTCCGTTTACGCAACCAATGTTACGAGTAACAGGAACAACAGCAAAGTTAGAGCTAGAAGTTCCTGACAATTTAAATATACGTGTCTCACAGAAAATAAATAAATCTTCACGGAAAACTTTAAGCCCAACTACAGTATCGTCAACTTTAAAACTACCTGCTCCTGAACCACTACTAAATGCATCTTCGTCAAATGGTTGGCTAAATATAACTTCTTGTTTAGTTGTTGACTTACCTGCATAAAACATATGGTTCTTAAATGATGCAACAAACTTTGAACCAGAGACAGAACTTTCACTTACATCTGTAGCAGCTAATGATGAGTTAAATACTGTAGGTGCATTTGCCCCATCAACAACAACTATCTTATCCGTACCGTCAAAGTTAAATCTTTCAAAGTTATACTTAGCTGCACTTGTTCTACCTGAATCTCTTGATGTCCAACTAGAACCCCCCGGAGTTGCACTGTATATACTTGTTCCTCTAGCAGCTAATACAACATCACTAAAAGAAGCAACCATTAGTATTTTTTCTGATGCAGAAGAAGTGTAAGGTACTACCGCACTAACGTATTTAGAAAAACCATTTATTCTTCTGTAGCCACCTTCAATGTCAGGCTCAAAGTTACGTAGCTCTAACGCCTCACCGGGTTGCATCAAGAACGTAGATTTGTTTAAAACTAATCCACCTTCACAGTTAAATGCTGACGGTTGTAGTTGGGACGGATCAGGCATTAATTAACTCGTAATACTGTTTTTGAATTTCCTACATAACCTGTTGAAGGTATATATGTAGATCGTATATACTCAAATCTATTAACTAATAAACTCTGCATATTTTTTATACCTTGTTCAAATCTTTCAAAGTTTATACCGTATTGTTGTAACTCACCTCTGTATTGGTAAACTAAAGCAGTTGCGCCATCTATTATTACAGGTGCAAATCTATCAGGTATAGTTGTTGTATCGCCATGTGCATCCATATCTGTAGGAAAAGTAAAGTAATCAAACTTTATTACGTATGATTTATCAGGGTACGGATACATTAAATAGTTATTGTCGGGTGTTCGCACTACGTGAGTAGGTACACTCCCTTTATCAAACTGTGCAACTGTAACTCCACTAGCGTGAGCAGATGCAGTACTAGAGCTTGCACCTCGTGTTACACCTGTAAGATCGTTACCAAGTGTGCCTGTGTAAGATATAATTTCGTTACCTATATGTGCAGTACCTGAAGAGTCAAACCCTGTAGTAGATGTAAGTGTCAGTGTAGTTACTGAGTCAGAGTGTGATCCATTTAATGTTGTAGTTGTTATTTCATCTTCTTGTTCTACTGCTCTACTTACGTAGTCATTATAATTTAAGATAGAAAGTTGGCCTCCGCTAACTGCCAAGTCACTATCTTTAACTATTCTAAATGTGTTGTAGTCTACAACTTTTGTAGATGTAGGCAGTGAGTATCTAACTACACCAGCCGTAAGTGTTTGTGATTTTGTTGCGTGGTTAAAAGGATAATTATATTCTCGTTGATTTATATAACGTATTGTTTCGTTAATAGCATTCTTAACTTGTTTTTGAATGCCTCTAGCAGAACTAAAAGTTGAACTAGTTAATTCAACTTCATTTAATCTTGTAAGTACGCTATTAGTTAAAGTTAAATATGTTTCTGCCATTTAAAATTCTTTCACTATTATAAAGTTGGAGAGGCCAGATTAGCCTAGCCTCCCCATTTATTATATTATGCTAGATAGTCTCTATCAACTTCATTAGCTGATGAGCTTCCTTGCTCAGAAACG